CTGATCCAAAGACATTTCGCTTGCTTTGCGTAGTGCCAGAGGCCATGGAAGAGTTTGCTAATAGTGAGAGTGGTATTGTTAAATCAAGCCAGTCAATGATGTACGAGGAAGTACTCACTCCGGTTCTATTCGTAGTGAAGATGGGTCCCGATGCGTACAAAGACACCAGCCGGTTCCCAAATGGACCGTCTTGCAAGGAAGGTGATTTTGTCATCGTCCGCCCAAATTCAGGCACCCGCCTGAAGATCCATGGTCGTGAGTTCCGCATCATTAACGATGATTCGGTTGAGGCGGTTGTGGAAGACCCGCGTGGTATTGCGCGTGCTAGCTAAGGAGTAGATATGGCTGAGTTTAAAGGTGACGATTACACATTTCCTGATGAGCAGGAAGATAAGGATAAACCCGTAGATACAGAGGTTACGGATGAGTTTGAGGTAGAAGTAGAGGATGACACTCCTCCCGAGGATCGTAACCGTAAGCCCATGAAGGAGCCTGTTGACGAGGTAACTGACGATGAGCTGAGTAACTACGACGAGAAGGTTCAGGCACGGATTAAGAAATTTACCCGTGGATACCATGACGAGCGCCGAGCCAAAGAAGAGGCACTGCGTGAGCGGCAAGCGGCAGAAGAGTATGCGCGGCAGATTATTGAAGAGAATAAGCGCCTTCAGCAGCAATTATCCACGGGAAGCGAAGTCTACATCGAGCAGTCTAAGCAAGTAGCTGAGAGTGAGCTAACCTCCGCTGAGCGAGCCTACAGAGAGGCTTACGACGATGGTGACGCTGACGCAATGGTCGCTGCTCAACGCAAAATTGCGCAGGCAACTTTGAAGTTGGATAAGGCCACTAATATGAGGCCTTTACAAATACAGGAAAAAGAGGTACAAATACCCCAACGACCTAGTGTTGACGAACGCGCTGAAAGGTGGCGTAGCAATAACGCATGGTTTGGCCCAAACCGAGCTATGACTGCATTTGCATTAGGTCTGCATACGGAATTAGTAGAAGAACGTGGTATAAACCCCACTTCTGACAAGTATTATCAGACAATTGATAATACAATGCGTAAGAAATTCCCCGAACATTTCGGGAGCTATGAGGATGCCGAGGTTCCTCCACAAGAAACTTCAGAACCGGCCTACGAGGAAGATCCTCCGCGCCGTGCAACAAAACACGCTGCTGTCGTAGCCCCGGCTACACGTAGCACTCCGCCTAACCGCATCCGGTTAAAAGCATCTCAAGCAGCGATTGCTCGCAGGCTCGGGGTGTCATTAGATGACTATGCGCGACAGGTTGCTAAACTTAATAGAGGTGAATGAACATGGCTGAAACACAAAAACGCTTAAGCCGAGAGCTAGATGACCGTGCTACTACGTACCAACGTCCACAAGCATGGCGTCCGCCAGAGACTTTGCCTAGCCCAGATAATCGTCCGGGTTGGTCACATCGCTGGGTACGCTTAAGCACATTGGGAGTTTCTGACCCGGGAAACATTTCTTCTAAGTTACGCGAAGGTTATGAACCCTGCAAAGCAGAGGAGTACCCTGAGCTTATGATGCACGCTACTACCGAAGGTCGCTTTATTGGCAACATTGAGGTGGGCGGATTATTGCTCTGTCGTATCCCTGATGAGTTCTTGGCACAACGTGCGGCGTATTACGCCAAACAAAACCAAGCTCAAATGGATTCGGTTGACAATAACTTTTTACGTGAAAGTGATCCTCGGATGCCTCTTTTCTCTGATAAGAAGTCCAAGGTCACATTTGGTTCTGGTTCTTAAATTTTAGGAGTCCTTAAATGGCAAACACCGCTTCTCCCTACGGCTTAAAGCCCGTCAAGCGCGTTGATGGCATGCCTTACGCTGGTGCAACAGATACATTTCTGATTAATCCCGCTGGCTTTGCTGACAACATTTTTAATGGTCAAGTTGTGTCAATCGATACTAACGGCTACGTCACTCTGGTTACGGCAACCGGCGCTGATGCTTCTACTAACGCTTTCCCAGCAGGCACCATTGGTGTTTTCATGGGTTGCGAGTATGTGAGCACAGAAGGCCAAGTTATCAACAGCCAATACTACCCAGCCGGTATTACCGGTGTAGTTACAGCTAAAGTTGTTACTGACCCCAACGTCGTGTTCCAAGCTCAATTGGATGATCCCGGCGCGCAAGCTGTTTTAGGTGCTAACACCTTCTTCGCAGCTAGCCAAGTTGACGGTAGCGGCGATAGCGTGGGTAGCACCCGCACTGGCAACTCTACTTCAGCCCTCGACGCGACAGTGCAAACTGCCGCAGCCGCCTTCCGTATTGTCGGTTTCGCTTCACCTGCAGGCGACGCAAAGACAGACGTATTGGTGAAATTTAACCCTGCCCAGCATTCATACCTGAATGCAACCGGCATCTAAGGAGTAATTAAAAATGGCAATTTCACGCAGTCAATTACTTAAGGAACTCCTTCCCGGTCTGAACGCATTGTTCGGCATGGAGTACGCTCGTTATGGCGAAGAGCACAAAGAGATTTACGAAACTGAATCTTCAGACCGCTCTTTTGAGGAAGAGACCAAGCTATCTGGCTTCGGCACTGCACCTGTTAAGGCTGAAGGCTCTGCCATCGCTTATGACAATGCGCAGGAAGCATGGTCTACCCGCTATAGCCACGAGACAATCGCGCTGGGCTTCTCCATCACGGAAGAAGCTGTTGAAGATAACTTGTATGACAGCTTGTCTGCCCGCTACACGAAGTCTTTGGCCCGCGCTATGTCTTACACCAAGCAAGTTAAAGCCGCTTCCGTTCTAAACAACGGTTTCGATAGCAACTATGCTGGTGGTGACGGTGTTGCTTTGTTTAGCACAGCACACCCAACCGTTGGTGGTGGCACGAACTCAAACACCGCTGCTGTTCAGGTAGATTTGAACGAGACTTCTTTGGAAGCCGCCGTTATCCAAATCGCCGCTTGGACGGACGAGCGTGGTCTGTTGATCGCTGCTAAGCCACAGAAGTTGGTGATTCCTCCTGCATTGATGTTTGTTGCTGACCGTCTGTTAAAGACTGATGCACGCGTCGCCACTGCCGACAACGACATCAACGCGTTGAAGAACATGGGCTCAATTCCCGGTGGCACCACCGTGAACCATTTCTTGACCGACACCAACGCTTGGTTCCTGACTACAGACGTTCCTAACGGTCTGAAGCACTTTGTCCGTACCCCAATGTCTACGTCTATGGACGGCGACTTTGATACTGGCAACGTTCGCTACAAGGCCCGTGAGCGTTACAGCTTCGGCTGGTCAGATCCCCTCGGTATGTGGGGCTCATCAGGTTCAAACTGATGAAAAACTGAAAAGGGGGCCTTGTGCTCCCTTTTCTTTTGGTGTAATATGCGTTTATCCCGGGGTTCCCGGTGTATCTGACAGTCCCGGCTGACGACATGCAGACAGATACGCCACACTTGCATGTAAGGAAATATCATGGCTCAAACCACATTCTCCGGCCCAGTCGTATCTACAAACGGCTTCGAAGGCGCAGCTACCGTTACCACCTTGACCACCACTGGCACTGTGACGATCAACGGTACCACAATCATTATCTCTGACCTACCCACGTCTGATCCTTCTGTTGCTGGGCAAATCTATAGCGACTCTGGCGTATTGACGGTTTCCGCAGGCGCGTAATCTAGCTCACCCCGACAACGGGGTTTTATTGTTTTAAGGAGCTAATTATGCAAACTGATGTTCTTGCCAGTGCAGTCCGCTCGACAGACGGACAGATGCTGGACCAAAACGCTGGCGTTATCGGGCGTACCCGCGTTAAAGCCGTTTATATTGTGCCAACTGTGACCGAGGGTGTGGCAGTAGCAGGTACGGTTGTACTTCGTGATGGCGGCGTATCGGGCGACGTGCGCGTTACCTTGAATACCCTTGTAGGGTCAACTACCCCCGACTACATTACGTTCCCCGGCGAGGGGATTGTGTTTCGGACGAATGTTTATGCTGACGTGACGAGCATTGCTTCAGTATTTGTCATCTATGGCTAAGACAGCGGCATGGACACGCAAAGAGGGCAAGTCCAAGAAGGGCGGTCTAAACGCCAAAGGGCGCGCCTCTTACAACAAAGCCAACCCCGGGAAACCGGGGCTGAAAGCCCCCGCGCCGGAACCAAAGACCGACAAAGACGCAGCGAGGCGAAAGTCCTTCTGCGCAAGGATGTCTGGAATGAAGAAGAAACTTACGAGTTCCAAGACCGCCAAGGACCCGAACAGCCGTATAAACAAGAGCCTTAGAGCTTGGAAGTGTTGAAATGTTAGACGTTAGCCTAATTTGGTCAGGGCTATTGACCGTGTTTATAGGGTTGCTGGGATACATTATGAAAGAGAAGTTCGCCGAACTCGGACGACTAAGCATACTATTAAACAGAACACGTGAGGAGGTAGCGCGTGATAACGTTACTCAAGCAGAAATTGATCGAATTACTAGCCATATCGATCAACGTTTTAATAAGTTGGAAGAGAAAATTGACCGACTTATTTCTCAAGGTTTGGTAAAAACTAGCTAAGGATCTGATATGTCTAAAATTTTTCGTGAAGGTATGCAAGTACCACAAGACCCCGATGGCGGCTCTGCAGGGCCCACAAAGCCTAAGAAGAAAGGGAAGACTAAGCCTAAAAAACTTGTACTACCCCCTCTACGTAAAGGCGAGAAAGAGGCTCCATCAGATCCTGATGATGGGTCTATCGGCATGAAAGCTGGCGGTATGATGAAGTACAAAGTAGGCGGCTCGATTGATGGATGTGCCGTTAAAGGCAAAACAAGAGGCCGTTTGGTCTAAAGGAGTAACACAATGGCGTTCACACGTAAAACATACACTGGCCCCGTCAAGAATCGCGGCACTATAGCGCGTGGGGGTAAAAAGCTGGCGGATGTGTCTAAAGAAGAGTTGGACGCTTTCCGCAAAAAAGCTGGAAACGAAGACTTGAGCTACAAAGAAGCATTGCGTAAGTTACTTAATGCAGATCGCAATGCTAAGGCTAAGCCCAAGCCCAAGGCTGAGAAGAAAACTCGTTCAATGAACGCCGCTACCAAGGCTCGTGTAGAGCTTAATGCGCTGGAGCAGGCAGCTAAGCGTGGCGAGGACATGTCTAGATACATGAAGATGCCGGACAACCGCCCTCCTGTAAAAGGTGCTACGTTTAGTGCTAAAGGCGCTCCAGAGCGTAAGTCTCCAGCAATGGTGAAGCTGCCGAACAACCGTTCTGCAAAAGACGCTAGGTTTG